ACTTGCTCAGCAAGTACGTTCTCGATAAAGTCAACTATCCCAATACCTCCTGCAGGTGGGGTAAATGTACCTGTACCTGTAAGTCTCCCGAATGACAAACTCCCAAGCTCGAAGTTGAGTGGGCCTGTGATAGTAGCACCTCCTCCTCCTCCAGAACCAGCACCTCCATAAGATACTATGAAGCTAGATACAACTCCTGGTGCAGAGACTGATAGTACGCTAGATATAATTTGTGCGTCACCTCCAGATGCAGGAGTGAGGGATACACCTCCGGTTGCTCCTACGTACAAAGAGTCACCTACAGAAACACCTGTAACTCCAGGTATAGATACTTCTGCAAAACCACCTATGACTATCTCGGCTTCTTCTCCGATTTTCATAGTCTTAGTGGTAACTCCAATAGACGGCATTTTATTAGGGTCAAGCGCTTCAGCTTTCCCAAACCGCATGATACCTAGCGGATTGCTTTCTATGTATACGGGAGTGCCTGCGGGCAGTACTTCTCCAGAAGCGTTAGTTCCGTACAACACATTACGCTCCAGTCTATTGGCCCGCCTATTGAACTTATCCTTCATTTATGTATCTATTTGTTTACGAGCCAAGAGTAGTTTTATTTCAGCTATGTCCTCAGCAAGCTGCTGAAGAACTGAATCTATTTTATCATTCTTCAGCTCTAATGTTTTAACCCTGCTTTTCAGTGCGGCGTAATCATTTTGGTGCTTTATCCACACTCCTACAAGTGCCCCTGCGACCATTAAAAACTCAAAGTGTGTGATGTTCTCTATCATAATTCAGCATTGACAATTCCAAGCTCGCAGAGATTTGTTAATTCTTGAGTTTGGGTCGTTTTTACCTTTTTCACCAGTTAGTTTAGCTTTCATTCCGCACATGCGAGCGCAGAAAGAATCTCTTCTCTTCCCCCCTTTGGGCTGAGGTGCTTTAAGGTCTGAGCCGGGATTCTCACGTTCATACGAGCGTCTACCTTTTTCGTTCAATCCACCGCTAGGATTCTTACCTTCTTTTCTAGTCCAAGCCCCTCCACGTGCTTGTGACCTCTTTATATTCTCTTCGGTTGGGGCGCCTTTAGATCCAGGTTTGCGCATACGTTCTCCCGAGCCAGCTTTAATTCGCCTTCTCTTAGCGTGGATGTTTGCCCAAAGTCCAGGTTTCTTAGCCATTATTGTGCCTGTTGTATTGGAGTTTTGTCCTGCTGTTTATCATTCTCAGTATCTGGGAATGATCCTGCAAGCATTCTAAGCTCTCCGTTCATTATTCCTTGGTTTATTTGAGACACCATATCTGCCGGTAGTGGATACGGAGATTGGGGATCATAACAAGGACCATCATTACAAGTATTAAACTTGTATACTTCCTCAGGATCCTCGAATACTCCCCTAACATTTATAGCCTCTAAACCGTTAGGTCTGTAAACGTAAATATACTCATCAATTACGTAATATCTAGTCTTGCTTTTAGTATACTTTTCGTACTCTAAGTACTCTACCTCATAAGGTTCTACTCTTGGAATACTGCCTGTTCCGTCAGGTTTACCTATGAAAGTAAATGCGTCTCTAAAATTGAACCTTATAGTATGAGGAAGCTTGTCTACTGTTCTGTACACAGGACACGTAGGTGGGAGATCACAGCACTTAGATGCGTCTACTTGTTTAAGCTTTAGGCAGCCAATGTCCTGCTCGAGTGTCTTTGACACATATCCATTGCGAGCATAGTCCCTGCGTATGAGCATCGCACGGTAATGCTTGATGTTGAACTTTATCTGGTCTAGAGATATGTTCTCATCATTGCTACTTCTACCTCCACGTACTAGGTTCAGTAGGTTATATGCTATCTCGTCAAGCGTCATCTAGTCTTTCTTTGATCTCCATGAGCTCAGCGCATTTTTCATACTCTTCTGAGTTCTCGAAGTATTCTATAATATCATCTACAATCATCATGAAAGTCGATGGCTCCACAGGGTCGAACGGGAGGAATATCATATCCTCTGACTCATCAAGGAGTTCCTGCACAGACATTCTGCCTGTAGCTACCTTGAAAGCATTACGATATGCTTCATCCAATATCTCTATCTCCTCTTCAAGAGAAGCTTTGATATCTTCGTTGTCGTCTATGTCGTCAAAGTCTAACATTCGCCTGTAAATATCCTTCAAGTCCAGTTTGCTTATTCCATATATATGCTTGTCCTGCTCGTTTAGCTTCGTACCCCATCTGCTTGTGCCAGTCATCGTTAGGACAAATAGATGGTATGAACCTGACCTTAATACCTCTGTATTCATTTACCATCTCTTTATGAAGATGCCCACAGTGTACCTCTCTGTGAGTAGTACGTGCGAACATCTCCGGTTGTTCTGTCGCCATGATCAGTGGCATATCAGCAGCTCTCTCCTTATCTCCATGCGTAAACATCAGCATATTCTTTCCGTACTGATAGTACTTACGGCTCTCATAGCTATTGTCTACTTGAACATTTTGGTCATACCTGTACCACCCTGAGAGCACATCCCCTGCGTAGAACATACGCTCGAAGTCATGATTCCCAGAAACCACAATTACATCCACAGGTGCTATCTGCTTCAAATAGTCAATCGCTTTGACCATAAGCAGCCAGTAACCACGGAATGTATCTTTCCAACTTGCTGATTCCTCAACAGGTGTTCCTCTTGTGGTAGTTCTCCTCATCCCTTCAGAGTTCATACCATCATTCCCAATTGGGAGTATGAACTTGTCTATCTCTAGACCATCAGCTTTGCGTACCAGCTCGTGCACTACACCTATGTACTGAGCTTCAATCTCATCTATAGATTTACCGTGCTCTTTACCGTAGTGCAGATCAGGGAGAGATATCTCATATGCAATAGGCCTGAGCTTAGGCTCACGCTCTATGAGTGGTACTCTAGGACTGTACTTAGATGCGAAGAGTTCTATCTCTTCCTTTACATCTTGTACAGTAATAGATTCTCCCTTTGTGACTACAGAGAATCTCTGTTTACCTGATACTGTCTGCCAAAACTTTACGCTAGCTACGTCTGAAGTTTTGATTCCATTTTTGTCAAGGTACTCTTGGAACTCAGTGATTACGTTATCGTTCTCATTTGAGTTCCCACGAGCTAGCGTTCTAGCTTCGTAAAGTGCTGTTTCACAGTCTTCTATCGGTGCATCAAGTCTTTCTGCAAGTACTTGCGCACTCTTCTTCAGATAACCAGGCCTTTCCCCGATGAAGTCCTTGATATCTTCAATTGTCATTCTACTACATTTCCCCGTTTATCGTGCGTATGTGCACTAGCTCGAAGCTCTCTGACCTGTGACTGCAGACTCTCGACATCTTCCTCAATTTCGTCAAGCTTGAGGATTATGGATTCAATGTCTTTCTCTGCCGTAGCCATTTCTACGGTGCTGTCAGCAGTTGTAGCTATAAGCCAAGTGCCTATACCTACAACGAGAAGTCCTGCAGCAGAAGTGATAAGTGTCTTTGGATCTTTCATTTCTTTACTTTTTCTACGGTTCGACCAGCGAAGTATGCTCCGAATACAGTGAGCATTAGTATCTCTAGTAAGCTGATGTAGCTGCTAGGTGGTTTGAAGTTGGGATCAATACCTTCCCAAATCATCATCACCATAAAGAATACACATAAGAGAACAAGCATAATAGGGCGTATAAGCTTAGCAAGCTTAACGTCTGATTTTGCGTCCGCTTCCCATCTACGTGTGACATTCTCTTGAGCTTTAATTTCTGCGTCCATAACTGCTTGAAAACTTGCACTATCAAGCGTTGGATCTCTATCTACAATATTCTTAACTACGCCTAATACGCCGCGGTCCGGGAGTACATCTCCGACCACTTCGAGGACAGATGGGGCCTTTTCTTTGAGCCACCCTCCAACCTTGGTATCGCGTAGCTTCTTCTGGTTCATTGCATTGGGGATGCGATGTATTCAACTTTGACACCATTGCTGTCATTCGAGTATACTTCAACTGCATGTGTAGCTGACCCACAGCTCCATGGAAGCATTGCGAACTCTCCAGCATTAAGCTTTGCTACCTGTACAGTATTAGAACCATCGTTAAACTGTACTGTTATGACTTTACCTGCAACTCCCGAGGTGTTCCTCAGAAAAAGGTACACTTGGTTAGCTGTATCTCCAGTCTCAGCAGCATCATAGAAATCAGCACCATCTACAAGACTATATGCAGTACCTGTAGTAGTAGCTGTAATTATTCTTGTACCGTTGTCTATTCTAGACTCTACAGCGTACACTCGGTCGTGACGTTGCGACAGATTGTTTCTAAACGTATTGCTTGATCGAATAGATATTCTTGTATTGATAGTACCCATTAGGTTATTATTTGTAGGAGCTTTTCTACTTGCTCCCCTGTGATTTCCTCAGGGAGTTGGTCCTCTCTGATAGGGTGTAGATACACCTCAATTTTATTATCGAGAAGTTCTTCAACATCAGCAAGTTGCGCTTTGCGCTGCTCGATCAGCTCAGTATTCTTCTCCTCAAGTTTGGTGATACCCTCTTGATCTTCTGCCTCAATCAATTTTTGCATCTCAACTGAAAGCTCTTGGAACTCCAGTCCAGGCACTGCAGCTTGCTCAAGTGGATCTAGTACATTACGTAGTTCCTTGATGTTCTTACCTACAAGTACAGCAAAGCGTGCGCCTTTCATACTCTTGACTGCCTCAAGTCCTTTGTAGAGGTTCAGCAGTTCTCTGTTGGTTGCTTCAAATTTGTCCATGGTATTGTGGTTTGTATGTTTTTACAAATTTAGACGTAAACGTTCATAATCAAAAAGTGAATTGAATGGGTGGTAGTGCTTGTAGAGTTACCAGTGTTGCTTACTCTAATGCTTACACTACCTGCAGCCCTGTTTGCAATTTGTGCTGTAAGGCCAGATCCTGCTGCTTCAGCCCCGTCTACTTCACAAGTAAGCAATATGATAGAGCGTGCATTTATCAGTGAGTTGTTGAACGTAAAGTAGTGACTATCATGACCTGCGATTGCAGTAGCATGCAGCACAATTACTCCTGCACTTGCATTTAGAGTAACTGCAGTAGTAATGCTCGTCAACTGAGTTACAGTCTCAGTACCTCTCCACTCAAGTGTTTTACTTTGGTTCAACGTCAAGTTATTGGTTACGTTGACGTCTTGATTTGAATCTACTGAAAGTGCAGTAGTTCCTGCTGTTTGCAGGTACAAGTCTCCTGCTGTACCTGTACCAGAGGCTGTACCACCTCCAAGAGTTAGAGTTCCTCCGTTGTTGTTAACGTCTCCTCCACCAGCTTGGACAGTAAGGTTTCCTCCGTCATTGCTATCCGCATTGTCTGAGCCCTTAATCGTAAAGGCAGGAGAAGCTCCTGATAGACAAGGCTTAAGTGTTATATTTTGTGCCGTAGTGCCTGAGTAGGATCCAAGGGTCAAGTCTCCATCCACATTCAATCTGCTGCTGAAGTACTTGCTGCCTCCACCTATATAGACGTAGTCGCTGCTGTTACTTAGCGATACTCCTGCAGTTGTACCTGTACCTGTGATGTATCCAGTGCCAAGGTTTATACTGTTGTTGTTCATCAACAGTGCAGATGTCAATGTAGCAGTAGTAATTTTAGGTTTTTCCCATCCTACTCCTGACGCAGTAATAGACAATACTTCTCCTACATTAGAACCTGGGAGTAACTGTGTAGGGTTATTTCCTATACCTGCTCCTAACAGCAACACATCTGTACCCATAGGAAGCAAGCTGCTTATTGCAGAAGTTCCATTTCCTACAAGTAGTCCCCCAACATTGTAAGTTGTGTTTCCTGTACCTCCTCTAGATACAGGCAAACTTCCGCTGTAAGTAGCTGTATCTGTGAGGTTTAGAGGGTTAGACCCTCCAGGCTCTGACAGGAACTTAGACGTAGTGTTTACTCCTAAATTTAGCTTTATTGCTCTTTGGTCAAGTGCAACTACAATATTTTGCCTTGTTCCGTCAGCAGTGCTTTTATCTGTCCTTATGCTTAATGCACCATTTGTGTCATCGGCAGCTACTCCTTTGAATATTAGAACAGACTTATCAGTGTTGGCTGTGCTGCTTCCTACACCTCCTCCGACAAATAGGTCTACAGGACTAAGATTACTTTGAGCCGTAGGAGTTGTAACAGCTCCTCCAGCGACCTTACCACTTTGCAGGGTAGGGAATATATCATTAAGTGCAATCTTAGTAGATGTATTAGAATCTATATTGCTAAGCAGAACGTACTCTCGACTGGTATTTCCAGCTTTGTTACTAGTTCTCAAGTCGCTTATTCTCTTCGCCATTAGAATATGATTTCTTCTCCGTCTTCCCCAAGTATGCCTGAAGAATTAGGAAGGTTATTGTTAGTTGTTTTTGGGTCCAAGTAGTTTTTAAGAACTTTTGGATCCACATTGTTTACGTCACCTTCTGTAGTTTCTGTGGATACAATTTCACATTCAGTACAGAATCTTACCATAAACTCCCACATTACCTGCAGGTACTCTTCTTCGCCTGTGGCTATGTTGTTCTTGTCAGCTTTGCGTACAGTTACACTTGAACATCTATGCCACCCAGACGCTGCATATCTAGGATGCAGATCGATGGGTTGTATTTCTCTAGTAGCTATGTAATAGTTTCTAGTTACTTTATTACCCTTCATGTAATAGTATATTACAATGTCGCCCTTCTGATACGTATCTACTGAGTTGTAGTACCTACCTCCACTAGCTGCCCACTGTGATACACAGTCATATACTTTAGACTCTGCGTCTGTCTCATAGTTGCAGTTAAATAGGCAAGGAAGCTGAACTTTATTCAATCCACCATTGAACAGGTAAGCTATAAGTGACAGCTTTAGTATGTCAGTGTCATCGTAATATGCTGCAGACTTCATCCTGAACAGCATCTTTTGACCCTCTTGCGACATGCACTGGAATGCCTGTAGAAGGACACTATCAAAGTTTAGATCTGAGCCATCTGCTGTTTCAATATCAGGCGGGCACGTAACTTCGACAGTCGAGATAACATCTTCGAAAACGTCGTCGTCGCCATCGTCGTCATTCGGGTCTCCTTCGCAGTTGCCGAGTATGATACAAGGGTCATCAGGAGGACCACACTCTCCAATAGGACACGGATCAAAAATGGTCGGGTCACATGCAGGATTACCGGG